ATAATATATAAAAAATTTTGGCTTAGGGAGTTCTTGTGAAAAGTATATATATATATATTATATATTATATAACTCATATATATATACCTACTTATAGATCAAAAACTTTTCACAAAGACCTTGTGAAAAGTTTTTATAAACTTATTAAAATCAATACTTTACTTTTCACAAACTTTTCACAAGGTTTTGTGAAAAGGGTTAACGCAAGATATAGACAGCAGATACGCAATTGCGTAAAAAAAAACAAAAAAAAAGGAGAAAAAAATGACAAATTCAGAAATTGCTGAGCAGGAGATGACTTTGCGAGAGGTTAGGGTAAAAAAACACATGGACTATCATGATACTATCGGATCAACAGTCCAGTGTTGTTTCCCGACATGCTATGGCAGGTATACTCGATATGATGAGTGGGAGTCTCATTGTATCGCGGATCACAATATGATCCCGGGGCCAAAAAAAGCTATCGAAATGAGAGCCAGATTTCATGTAATGGAGAACAAAAAAAATGTCTAATGAAAATCCAGCTCATATATATCGGATATCTATCCCGGTTCGCCCGGTAGGCAAAGCTCGGGCGCGCAAGGCAAAATACACGAACCATTTTTATACATCCGAGGGCACGGTGATCAATACTCGATGGATACGAAGTTACGCGAAGGCGTTGATCCCGAAGCCCCTCGCGGGCCCGGTGATACTTCATATCTGGTTTATGTTCGCAAAAAAAAATGTAAAATGGGACGATGACTTACCTCATTTTGCGAAGCCAGATATTGATAATACGGCAAAACTGGTAAAAGACGCGCTCAATGGTATAGCATATCATGATGACTGCCAGGTGTCCGATTCAATGTTGCACAAGCGATATAGCGACAAAAATGAAATAAATATCACTGTGCAAAATTGGGCCCCAGCGCTTGTGATCTAGTGATATATTTTTGTACTTTGTATATTATGGCCGATAAAAAAAGAGTTAAAAAAAGAAAAATAAACCGAAAACAACGCGAGTTCTGCTTGCTATATCGCGGGAAATATCGCGGTAACGCGTCTGAGGCATATGCGGAGGCGTACGGGGTTAAGCCATCAGTCGCGGCGCCATCCGCATGTAAATTGTTAAAAAAAGACAACATTAGGGAGTTTCTCCAGGCTGAAGACGAGGCCCGGATTAAGCGGCTTCAGGCCGATGGCGATAGACTCATGAGTGAGCTTGTAAAAATTGCACAAATAAACCCGCTGAGTATAATTCAGTGGAAAAACAACGAGTTAACGCTCAAAGACTCGCGGGAAATACCTGAAGAGATTGGTGCGGCGATTGCCGAGATATCAAATACCCGCGAGGGCATAAAAATAAAATTTCATCCGAAAATCAGCGCGATAAAAATACTTCTCGAGCTGCTTGGGTTGTTCAATGTGTCCGAAGACACCGATGAGGGCGAGATATCAAAATTACTTCGGGATCTCGCAAAAGCCGAGACGAATACTTAGAGATGAACATCGAGCTCGCGAAAAAACTATTGACGCCAAAGCAACTCCGCGAGTTCCAACGCTCGAACGCGCGATTGAATATATGGGAGGGCGCGGCTCGATCAGGAAAAACGTACGGGTTGTTTTTTCGGTTCGCGCATTTCATGTTGAACGAGGCGAAGCCGGGCGATTTTTTGTTCACCGGAAAGACCTCCCAGGCGTTGAAGCGTAATGTATTGCGGCCGATGCAGTGGATTTTTGGCGGTAAAAATTTCAAAATCTACCCCTCGCTCAATGAAGTGCACTTTCTAGGCCGTGTGATTCATACGATTTGCGCCAATGATGCGCGGTCAGTTCATAAGCTGCAGGGTTTGGGCATTTCGGGCGCGATGGGTGACGAGATTGCCCTATGGGATAAGGCATTTTTTCAGATGTTGCTCTCCAGGATGAGCGTTTCAGGCGCAAAATTTTTCGGTTCGACTAATCCGGAGGGCCCCAGCCATTGGCTGAAAACTGAGTATATTGACAAAGCCGACGAGCTTGATCTGATGATCGCGCATTTTTTGATCAGTGACAATCCGACTCTAGACCCGGTTTTTGTTGAAAATCTAAAACGAGAGTATACCGGTGTGTGGTATAAGCGGCTCATTCTCGGTCTATGGTGTATGGCCGAGGGCGTCATATATGACATGTTTGATGATGATTTAATTATTGATGCTCCACCAGGGCGGGCTCAATACTACATAGTCGGTATCGACTACGGCACCGGGAATCCAACAGCGGCGGTGAAAGTTGGAGTAAATCCGTTGCTTTCTCCGAGGTACTGGATAGAGGACGAGTACTATTATGATTCCCGCGCGTCCGGGCGGCAAAAATCCGACGAGGAATATGTGAGAGATTTTAAGAAATGGCTCGGAGACTTCGCGATTAATAATATCCGGGCAATATATATTGATCCTAGCGCGGCGAGTTTGCGAGTCGCTTTTCAAAGTGCTGGAGTCGGCATCGTAAAAAAAGCCAATAATGACGTAATCAATGGCATACAGACGGTTTCCCGGTTTTTATCGAACGGGTCGTTAGTCATGTGCAAGAAATGTATACACACACAGCGCGAGTTCCAGGGTTACGCCTGGGACATGCAACGAGCCGAGCGCACCGGCGAGGATAAACCAATAAAACAAAATGATCATATCATGGACGCGCTGAGATACGCGATACATACGAGACTCGGACGTCACCAGGTCGATTATTCGAAACTTACAAGATAGAGGTTAATATGTCATTAAAAAACATCAGTTTAGATGGATATGGAAACACCCTATCCCGGATTGAGCGACGTAGCAAGGCTATTTTTTTTGAGGGTGATAGCACTCTCGATCCGTATACACTAGGTGAGATTTTTCGCTCCGGCGGCCTGGGGAAACGTATCGTTGAGTTGCCCACGACCGAGCTGACCCGAGCATGGTTCGAGATCAACGGCGATATCGAGGGGAAATTGGCCGAGGAGCTGAAACGTCTCGATGCGAAAAAGAAAATCACCGAGCTGGTTCGATGGTCGAAACTCTACGGTGGAGCAATCATGTTGATTGGGTGTGATGATGGGTTGGAGTTTTCCGAGCCGCTTTTTGAAAAAGGACTCCGAAAAATCACCTCGCTTCATGTGTTCGATTGCACTGAGGCGACTATCGCGGGCTCTGAGATATACGAAGACCTGATGGACCCTCGGTACGGCCAACCGATGTACTACCAGGTCACGACCGGCGCTGGGGATAGTTTCATCGTCCACGAGTCGCGAGTGATCGTGATGCACGGCGCATCTACTACGCATATCGCACGCCAAATCAATGACGGGTGGAGTGATTCAGTGCTTCAGGGCCCATGGAACGACTTGAAACAACTCGGCGACGCGATGCATACGGTGAAAAAAATCCTGGACGTGTCAATCCAGGCCGTGTTCAAAATGCGAGACTTGATCAATATTGTTTCATCTCAGAGCAAAGTGGAGCAGGATCAGCTCGTGAAGCGGTTTGAACTCCTGGAGATGACGTCCGGAGTTGCCAACACTATCGTGATCGACGGCGGCGATGGTGACCCAGGCACGGGAGAGGAGTACGAAAAACAGACGTCTACTATTACGGGGATCGGGGACTTGGTGGATAGATTTGTTCGCGCGGTTGCCGCGAGTACCGGTATTCCGGTAACTATCCTGATGGGTCAGTCACCGGCGGGATTGGCTGCAACCGGTGATAATGATGTCCGGTCATGGTATGACAAGGTGCAAAGCGAACAAAACGATATACTTACGCCTGTGATTGAGCGATTGCTTTATCTCCTCATGATCAGTCGAGACGGTGTAACCGGCGGAAAAATCCTTGACAACATAGATATCAACTACCGCCCTCTATGGCAACAGACTGACAAAGAGACTGCTGAGGCGCATAAAATTCAGGCTGATGCAGATGCTGTATATATGGAGTGGCAAGTTATCGCGCCCGGCGAGATCCGGCGCGAGCGGTTCTCCGGGGCAAAATTTTCCTTCGAGACGGCCCTGTCTATGGAGGAGTATGACGATCCAGCGGATATCGGTAACACACCAACAGGAGAGTGACTCCGGGAGCTCGCTGTAGTACTTGACTACATGATAAAAACTCCGTAGATTGATTACAACACAAATCAATTACGGAGTTTTTATCATGTTTGAGCAAATTGAAAAAATAAAGCTTCAGAGCGAGTTGGTTCGTGAAATTGCTCGATGTGATGGCATATATGACACTCTCGATCTCGAGGATGTTATCGAGATTTCAATTGCCCGAAAAAATGTAAATTTTGATATTGTGTCAATTTTGCAGTCGATAGAGGCACTGCGAAAAATAAAATAGGAGGTTCACATGCGTATCATTGATCCAAAGGTGTTACCTAAAAAACTCATGACCGAGATAGATAGATGTAGAGTGCTCCTGGACGAGCTCGAATCTAAAAATCCAGTGCCTTACACGGCGGTCATGTTGCGGGCTCTTCTGGCCGATGCCGAATCAGCAACAAAAGACAATTTTTATATTGATCAACTTTCAATTTTTAATGAATTGCAGTCATACTGAGGAGTAGAAAAATGAGTAACTATCACGTAGAGCAGTTGAGTGAGCGACGTTTCGCAGTCATAAAGACCGATTCCCGCTGGAGTGAAGGTGACGCGTTCTACTCGCCACCCGAGACGATAGATGCATGTAGGACGGAGAAAGACGCCAAAGCACTCGCGAGCGAAAAAACACTCAGTGACATGTCACTTAGTGTAGAGGAGACAGTCGAGATCATACGCACTACCCCAGAGCTGTACAAGAGATTGCGTCATGCGAAGAGATATGATAAGGCCTTCCTCCATATGGAGATTGACTCAGCAGATTTTTCCGGCTGTAACCTTTACGACATGAATTTCTCGGGGATGAAATTTTCCGGCTGCAACTTCAACGGCGCGAACATGAGCAGGGTATGCTTTGACGGCACACTCATAGAGGAGTGCACGTTTCATGATGCAATCGTGAACTCGGCTAACTTCTCGCGCGCGGTGATCTACGATTGCTCGTTTGTCGGTGCGACTATTTTTTGGAGTAAATTTCCCGTGGCCGATATCCAGCGGACGAGCTTCACGGGTGCGAAAATGTGGCACTGTGATTTTTCGCGTGTGGATAATCTGTCTGATGTCTCGTTTGCGGGTAGTGATCTGTACGGTGCGCACTTCGCGCAACGGCGGTTGGACTCATGCGAGTTCTCAGGCGCGGACACCCGGGAGGTCGACTTCTTCGGTACCATCTGGGACACGACCAACGGCTATATCCCGCGGGATGATGACGAGGAAAATACATATTGGCAGGATTATGACAGTGGGATAATGGGAGTGTAATATTATGATACAGTCACTTATGCCAACGCCATATGTGGAGCCAATACCGTATGTGCCAAAAAATGCAGGCACGGATAAACACCCGTGTGATGGCTGCGAACATCGGTTTGTTCGTATCCCGGGCGAGTGCTTCAGTCCATATCGTCTAGCGGAGTGCACATTAGATGAGAAGTATGAATGTATGGCGGTATTACCGCCCAAAGTTTTTGGAAATCCAGGAGTAACATCATGAAAAAGAAAGACTTGCCAGCACTCCTCGTGCGTGATGTGTGCTGGCAACAAGAAGATTAACACTTTTTTTTCACGTGTCATCACAGCTGTTGGTGATTATTCATCCAGACAATAAAATAATGGATATGTCGTTTCTTTCCGGTGCACCCGGGCATGAGTACCGGATAATCGGCGTACGTATCAGCGACATAGTGTACGATGACCACCTGGAGAACTGGAGTGAACTGGTGATCCCGTTGACGCACGGGGAAAAATTAACAATCCCATTGCGCAAACAAACCCAATAAAAGGAGGGTGACATCATGAAAATTGCATATATCGCGGGGCCGTACACCAGCAAAAGTCCGCACAAAGTTGATCACAATATTTTAAACGCTCGCCAGGTTGCAATTCAACTCGCGAATCACGGGGTAATGTATTTTTGTCCGCATCTCAACTCGGCACAATTCGAGCGATTGTGTCCGAAAGTCCCCGCGCGATTTTTTCACAAGGGAACGCTCGAGATGTTGAAACGTTGCGATTTTGTAATTTGTGTTCCGGGTTGGGATTGTTCTACTGGTGCGGTGAACGAGGTTAACTATGCGCAAAAAAACGGAATGCGTGTTTTCCGGTCGATTCACGAGTTTCTCGCGAGTAAATTTTTCAAAATAGGGATAATGAATGATAACGGTATGTGATATCGAGGAGTTAAATTTTTCTTTAGCGAAAAATAGGGGTACACACTCTTGTATATATTGCGGTCGAGAGTTCTTGGATTCCGACGGGACGGGCGCGGGATATCTGGCCGCAATATATCACGAGGAGATTTGTTTGGAAAATCCAAAGAATATCGGGTGTGAGACTTGCGCTGTCGAAGGCGAATGTGATATTTTGAGGATATATAAACATTGCGCGTTGCACGAGTTAGCTGATGACAGCCGATTGAGATTTAAAACTCCAGAATATATGCGAGCTGATGAATGAATAAAAAACGTCAAAAAAAAACGAGTCCCATGAGGGCGCCAATAGGAATTGAGAACGATTACATTAGAAAAATGGATCGGATTCTTGAGGCTTATTGGTGCGAAGTCGAGTTTGTCGTCATTTCAGAATTGCCCGGATTATTCGCTATGCGAGACCGGGCTTTCAATCTCGACGCGAGTAATGATTTTGGAGTTGCGCTTGAGCGATTACTTGACCGATTGCGAATCAGAACAAATTCTCTTTTTACAAGTGATCGCTCAAAAGCCCTGGCTTATGATATTGGTCAGCGCACGAGTAACTGGAACTCCGCTGAATGGCAACGCACAATCCGTATTGTGTTCGGGATTAATTTGTTTTCGGGACGCGAGCGGTGGCTATTGCCATTATTGAAAACATTCAGCTTGCGAAACGCCCGGTTAATACGATCAATTCGAGATGTGTCAATAGACCATATTTCAAGTTTACTGACAGAGGCACTGAGTTCTGGGGCCCGGTGGGAGGTAGTCGCCAGGCAACTACGAGCTCGTTATAAGACAAAAAATTTTCACCCGCAATACCAAAAAGACAAAAACCGGATCAGATTTATCGCGCGTGACCAGGTCAGTAAGTTGAACGGTCAATTAACTCAGTTACGGCAAGTGGACTCTGGAGTTAGCTCGTATATCTGGCGAACTTCGCTTGACGAGCGGGTGCGAAAATCCCATAAGGCACACGAGTTTAAAAAATTCCGGTGGGATAACCCGCCCGCGGGAACCGGGCACCCCGGGAATGATTTCCAGTGTCGCTGTACCGCGGAGCCCGTTTTTGATAAGAAATTTTTAGAAAAAAATGGCATAATAAATTTTTATCCTGCCGATTAGCCCGCCGCCTTTCGCCTCTGTTGTCCCCACCAAAAAGCTCTCCGAGACAACCGCTAGGAAAGTGCTTGTAATCGAGCACTTTCCTCTTTATATTATAAAGATAATGACATAAGGAGTTTATCATGACAGGTGACTATAGAGGGTCGCTTAGGCTGTACGGTGATGGTAAAGTTGTTGTCAGATATATTGGTGAGCGGCAACGACTTGATTGTATCATTGGCTTGTTTCGCAAAAATAAATTAGTTCTCCTGGACTCCCCACCGGCCAATTGGGATGCGGTGTTGGTTGGCTGTTTTGGCGCTTGGGTGCGTAAGGCAAAGAAACATTTTGCGCAAATTAACGATGGGGGCTTTCTATCATGTTGACTAGAAAAAAAGTTCTTGCGGCAAAATTAAATATAGATTACGCTCTTGACTGGGTTGATAAAACTGAATATGTTACAGCTAGGCCAATATTTAATAACCGGTTAAATTTTAACGGTTTAAAAATAACTTTTCATTTTTCTTGCGGCCCAATAAACGTCACGCAGATTTTGAAATTACCGTTGAAAACTTTAATTGAGTCAAACAAGTTAGCGCTTCGATGTCAACTCGTTTCCGAATATAAAAATTTTTTAAATCGTCTCGATGAGTGGGGCGAATAAATTCTTATCTTGATGAAAATTTTAAATGTTCTATGACAAGCGGGGATAGTTTAGGTTGGTAGTGGAAGTTTTCCGGGGACATGCGATATTCTAGATTCGCGACACGAACGGATTATATACACTCGATGCTTCAATAAAATGTGCACATCTTATTGAAGATAGAAAACAGTGTAGTGGGTTAAGTTGATCCACGTAACCACAAACGGAGGTTCGATTCCTTCTCCCCGCACACATTTACAAAAAAAAGCGATACTAAAAAGTGTCGCTTTTTTTTGTTGGCGAAAATCGAGCTTGACTCTCGGAGTGCAAATTGTTAGATTATTATTGTTGCGTTTTCTTTTCTGTTCCTTGGTTTTGCCTGATGGTGCCGGTAGTTTTTTATCGGCACCATAAAAAATGGAGAGTGGTTTTTGGGCGAGGTAAAAAAAACAATAACTGGTTTGCGATTTGAAACGGTTGCGCTCGATGCCGCCAAAACGGTTATTGATCCTGAAACAGGGTTTCTTAAAACAAAGGCGATCATTACCCGGACGGGGATTTTTGAATATCCTGACCAGTCAATACCTGGTGGAATCAGACGAGAATATCGGTCTCCGGAAGAGGTTTTTGATCCTGAGTCAATGTCATCAATGGCCGGAATCCCCATAACTCTTGAGCACCCACCTACCAGGAGCTCATTGCTAGACTCGAGTACCGTCCGCAAGTTCCAGGTCGGGTTCACTGGTGACAATATCGAAAAACAGGGCGAAGAGTTTCTGGCCGCTCCGTTGACGGTTAATGTTGATGAGGCGATTGAGGCGATAAAGAACGGAAAACGCGAATTATCTGTTGGTTACAAAGTCCAATGTGTTCCTTGTGAGGGGGTATATCGCGGCGAAAAATATACTCATATTCAAAAAAAAATTCGCGGTAATCATATTGCGATTACAAAAAAAGGGCGCGCTGGAAACATGGCGCGAATCAATATTGATTCTACAAAAGACGCGATTGAATTAACCGAAAACGAAAAAAACAAAATAAACTTTGACAAAGGAAAAAATCTGATGGCTCTGAAAGTTGTAAATCTTGACAGCGGCGGTATCGGTGAGGGTGATGATGCTCTTGTTTCCGCATATCTCGACAAGACGAAAAAACTCGCTGATGCAACAGCGAAATTAAAACTTTTGAAAACATTGACAATTGATGGCCGCGAGGTTAACGCTGATTCAGTTGTTGTTAACAAGCTCGCGAAACTCGAGGCTGAACTCGAAAACAACAAAGAGAAACTCGAGGCGAAAAAAGATTTTGTCTCTACCGACGCGCTTAATACCCTGGTGAAAGATCGCTGGGTCGCGGTTGATGCTGCTCGTAGAGTTTTGGATAAAAAACTCGTTGCTAACATTGATGAAATGTCAACATTGGATATCAAAAAAGCCGTCATTGTTTCGATGACAAAAGATGACCGCAAAGAGGGTATAAAAACGGGTCTGGATTCGCGCACTGGTCGCGAGGGCGAGATTTTTATTAACGCGCGGTTCGAGGGCGCTCTTGAAAATATCCCTGAAAAAGGCGAGACCTCCGGATCAGTTCCGGATGTTAACACGGACGCCAACAAAAACCTCGACGAAGGGGACAAAGCCGAAAAAGCTTATTATAAACGACTTTACAGCGGCACTCTTCATACCGGAAAGGATAGTGAATAATGGCTGTTCAAAAAGAATATAATTTAACTGCTGCAAAAGCAATTGATGGGCTACTCGCTGATACCGGAGATTTTCACGTTGTAAGTGATTCTGCGGTAGAGGCTATCCCGTACGGGAGTGGTCTTGTTCGCATGTCGGGTGTGGAGTCGGGTGTTCGGCTCCCAAATATGAATGTGGCAACCGTCACATTATCCGGGCCGTTGATCGCGAGTAATGTTTTCACGGTCACAATTAACGGTGTGGATGTCGCGGTGACATATGCGACAAGTCACAACAACACGATGGGATTAATGGTGACCGCACTCGAGGCGCTCCCGTATATCGACTCGTGCAGCTTCACCGGGAATATTCTGAGTATTCATGCAATTGACAATTTTAGATTTTCCTCTGTAGTCGGAGTTGTGACTTTGGGAGCAACTCAGGCAACGGCCTCAACTACATATAACACGAGTGATGTCATTGCAGGGATTTCAATATCTTCAGACACAAAAGCAATCGGCGGTCCCGGGAATAGTGTATATGATCAGGCAACATTGACTCTCGCGGGTGATGCTCTGAATACCTCGGATGTTGTCACCGTGTCGCTCAACGGAACCGTGCTAACTACGGTCACTTACGCGACTTCCGAAGCTGCAACGCTTCAGAAAGTTGCGGGCGTGATCAAGGCTGCGCCTGGTGTGGCAAGCGCAATGGTTAACAGTCGGGTGATTACCGTCTCGATGAATCAGGGACTTTCAATTGTTATTCAAGCCACGGTCGCGGATAATGCGCTCGCATCTGTTGCGCCAAAATTCACAACTGCATACACCAAACAGACCAGTGCTTTCGGTGAAGAGGATGTTTTTTATGCCGCGGGGCAAACAGTCAATGTACTTGAAAAAGGGCGCGTCTGGGTGAAAGTTGAGAATGCTGTTACTCGGGGGGATTCGGTGTATTGTCGTTACAAAGCCGGTTCGGCAATCGGTGAGACGATTGGGCGGTTCCGCAATGATGCTGATTCCGGGACGTGTTTTGCTACGGGGTTGGTTTTCTCAAAGGGTGCCGCTGCTGGTGATTTTGCGATAATTAATATTAATCAGCCATAAGGAGACAAAAAAAATGGCACCATATAAATACTTACCTCAGGACGTTACTGCATTGGATTCAATCGGAGCCGCTTCTTTTTTTAATGAGCAATTGAGGATTCTCAAAGCACAGGTTTTCGATATTAAATATCCTCGGTTGAAGTCCTTTTTCTTGATTCCTGTAAACACCGAGGGAACTCCCGGTGACACACATTTTGAGTATCGAATTTTCGATTTTACTGGGATTGCAAAAACGATCTCCGATTACGCTTCGGACCTCCCCACGGTGGGAGTTTACGGTCGTAAAGAGACTACCGAGTACCGGGATGTTGGCGCGGCTTTCAATTTTTCTGATAAAGAAATTGCAGCCAGTAAAAAAGCAGGCGTAAGCCTAAAGTCAAAAAAAGTTAATGCCGTCCGAAAGGTTATTGATACAAAAATTGACAATGTTAACTGGAATGGCGAGCAGGAAAATAACATTCCCGGTCTTCTCTCTAATCAGGATATTACCTGGAGTATTGCTCCAGACGGTGCAGCCTCCTCAACACTCTGGAGCACAAAAACGTTTGATGAAATTCTTGCAGATTTGAACAACTTGGTCGGCGGGATTGCGATTTTGACACATGGTGTTGAGCAACCTGATACTCTCGTGATGAGTCAAGCGGCTTACAATGTTGTAAGCACAAAAACTCGCGAGGGCGGGAGTAGCAATGATACTACCGTTTTGGAGTTTTTCCTCAAAACACACCCGGAGATTAAACAGGTTGAGAAACTTGAGGTTTGCGCGGATGCCGCTCGATACCGCACGGGTGACGGCAACGGCGTTGTGTTTGCATATGAAAAAAGTCCTGATGTTTTGGAAATGCTAATTAATCAGGGTGTCACTTTCCATAAAGCCGAGCGGCGTAACTTGGTATGGCGAACAAATGTAACCGCTGGATACGGTGGTGTTGTGGTCTATCTCCCGTTGGCGATATCGGTTATGGAAGGGATCGCTTAAGCGATTTTTTAAAAATAAATAAAAGCGGCCATGAGATCTAATGTGCCTTTCATGGCCGCTTTTTCAGTAAAAAAATGAGAGGACAAAAAAATGGCAGCATCAAAAACAAGCCAAAAAGAAAATGCGAACTGCACTGTGTATTGGAAACAGAGCTGTTGCACTCAATTCAATTTACGATGGAGCCATTCGGATGAATCTGAGTCTGATGGTTATGTTACTGAGATTTTACATTTGCAACCTCGAAATAATTTAATTCGAGATGAAAAGGCCGCGGCATTACGAAACGACCGCAACTTTAAGGCCTTGAGGAAACTCGGAAAAATCGAAATAACTTCCGGTGACAATGGGGTTCCGTGTGCAGGCCCGGATCTCGACGAACCAAAAATGATTTCAATTATTGAAAACTCCGGCAATCTCGATGATCTGAACTATTACCTGGCAAGCGATGTCAGGCCAGCGGTTCGAGTCGCGATTGAGAAGCAACTTGCTAAAATCAAAAAAACTACTGGCAAGGAATAGCATTTCTGATGACGTCACTCACCGTAGAAAAAATTATTGAATCAGAAGCTGGCCCGGAACTTTGGGCCGAAATCAGTAATGATTCTAATTTCAGTAACTTGTTGCTAATTGCTGAAATGGCTTATGATTCTGGAGTTTTGGGTGACGATTATTCGTTAGCTATTGCGTTAAAATTTTTAAATGATTATATAGTGTCTCATCAGCGCGGCGGCGCTGGTGGGGCACTTATTTCAGAAAAAGAGGGCCAATATTCGCGCTCTTATGCCGGAGGCGATTCCCCGGTAAAACCAGGCAATCTCAATGCGACGGGGTACGGACAACGATTACAGTTATTATTAAAAAAACACGTGTCCGGTATCGGAAATAATATTACAGGTTTTTTTGTCGCATGAAACACGGGGCTAACATATCGACAAAGATGACAGACTTAGGATGGAACCGTACCATCAGAAACATGCACGCGATGGATCGAGCGTATGTGATGATTGGAGTCCAGCAGGGCGAGCGGCATAAAGATCAGGATACCGGAGTGACTTCTGATTTGGTTGATATTGCAGCTTCCAACGAGTTTGGCGTTGAGCGGAAAAATCCTGTAACGATGCGAAGAAAAAGCGGCGGTAAATATCTGAAAGTGACCAGTAAAAAAGTCCCCGAGCGGTCATTTTTGCGGTCGACCGCTGATGAACAGCGCGAGAATATCGCGCGCCAAGTGCAAGTGATCGCGGCTGCGATAATTGACGGAAAAATGTCAGTCCATAAAGGACTAATGATTATCGGCCTGGAACATGCACGGCAGATCAAACGGAAAATACTCATGTTGCGACACCCGGCTAACTCATTGATGACGATTCTGAAAAAAGGCTCCTCAAATCCGTTGATTGATACCGGGCAATTAATGCAATCAATCAGAGCTAAGGTCCATTTATAATGTCACTTCCAAAAACTAAACTCACTGGATACACATATGCACCAGAAACGAAACTGAAGGGGCGAGTTGTTCCAGGTAGTGAGTCCGTTTTTGATTTTTGGGCCAGTGTGCAGCCGGAAACCAGCCAGGCAGTGACTAAGCTCTTGCCGTCCGGGCGCGAAAATTCTTATCGGGTTAAGCTACTGACAAAGCATGAGTTGTTTTTGGCAGATGAACGGGCGGGCCGGAATTGTGACCAAGTGTTAATAGGCGGCAAGCGGTTTGATATTATGATAAAATCACCTTGGAAAAATCGAGTGATAAATCATTATGAGTACGTTGCTGTAGAGGTCGAGTAAATGAATGTAATTGCAGTGCAAGACACTCTTTACGATTGGGCTAGCAAAATTTTGACTCCTGTTGATGTGATAAATATCAGCATGAGTGAGAATTTTGTCGCGTCTAACAGTGTCATTCCTGTTGTTAATGGGTTCGCGATGTCCGCTGTGAATTTTGATACAGACAACGACACTACTTTACAATTACTCGCGAATAGACTTGAGTCACATGCGGACATTGCAACTGCGATAATATCAGGAATGGCACCCGATATGCACGATATAGAGATTTATGGCGCTCTTGGTCATGATGTTGTTGTCAACAATATTATAGTATCTGGAGGAGTAAGTGTTCCGGCATTGAAAACTAATATTAGAAGTCGTACGGCCTCAATCCCTGCTGAGGTGATGTGGAGTGAGCAAAACGGGGTAAAGAGTGATGCAGATACGTTTTTAATTTTTAAATTATCACCTTTTACTCCGGTAGATAATGATTGCTCAAGTGATCCAGAGGAGGTTGCGACTGATGTTATCGAGGTGATACATTCCCGGAATTTTGAGTTTGTTTTGTATGCGCAATCATATGGAATAAAGGCATATCAGGTTTTGTTCAATTTGCGTGATTCATTATCCAGCGCGACCGGGCGAGCACTTTTGGGAGATATTGTTTTTGTGGACGATTTTAGCGATGTGATTGATTTAACAGGACTTGACGACTCGCGTTACGAGGAACGCGGCGCGTTAGATTTGCGATTTAGAATAAAATCAACTTTCACTGATTCTGATGGAGTCAGTGTATTTGATGGTGTTGAATATACCGGAAAGGTCGGCAAAATAGATGTTGAACAAAAATAATTTTGGCACAAATGCTTCGGAGTATGTGGATGTTTTTGAAGGCGGCGAATGGGCGAGCGACGCGCAAAAAGCCTTTTCTCTGATTGGCGGGATTGATCCAATTTCGGGTACGCCCAAAATGTTCGAGTGGGCCGCGGGTGGGTTAGGTGGTGGGAGTAGTAAAAGCAATGCTGGCTGGCCGCTGTATTGTAATTTATCCGGCGATTTCACCGCAACTGTCAAAACTGCTAATAGAAATATTATAACAATTGGGAGCCTTACGGCTTTCGCGTTAAGCGAGGGAAATGTATATGCCGGGAGCCTGATCGTTGACGGCGCGAGTATCCCGGTATCAGATATCACGATACTTGGCAATGATATCACATTTAACAGTATTACTGATTTCTCTTCCGGATGGCTAACTACAAGTGCAGTAGTTTTAATACTTTACGGTCCGTTTCGAGCATATGACTCCAGTTACGATGCGCAAAAAACTCTCGATCAAAGACCTGATCTGAAAACCGCTTATATCGAGTTGTGCTCTGAACAAGATGTAACAACCTCCTGGGTTGCGGCGGGCGGCGTGCATGATGTCAGCGACGGGACGCATGGTGGGTTATTGGTCGTTGCCGATGTCAATACTTCGGAAAATGTCAGTATAAAAATGGTGGCTCTTGACAGCTTGTCAGGTACGGAATATGAGATAGCGGACGGTCCCGGTACGATACCACTCTGGACAACTACTCCCGCGGGAGGAGATTTCATGGCTTTGTACTCGGTCGCTTTCCCGGACGCGAAATATGTAAAATTTTATATCAAATGCGGCACGCTTAATACAGCTGCTGATTTGAGCATTAAATTCAACGTGACAAAAGGAATTTAATAATGTTAAGATCAAAAACTCCTTTGACTAAAAAAATTTGTGACCAGGTTTTTTTATTGTTACGTGAACACGGAACCGCTCAAAAAGCATTTGTAAATCATGTTGACTCGGATATCCAGCCCGGGCATTTTTGGCAAGTTGCCGAAATTGTAACCCGGGTAAAACAGAAAATTGACGAGCTGATGCGAGGCGAAATTGAAGTTTCAGGTGAAATTTACAAGGTCAAGACTGAAGCGAATTTCAAAAAAACATTGCAAAGTTTTTTTGTCGATGTTATCACTACAACGCCAATATTTGAACGCCATCAAAACGGCCTGACTTGGAGTAAATTCAAAGAAAAATATCACAATATCGACAATGTAGAGGTTGATTGATGCCGGAAATTTTCGAGTGCCTGGTCAATGGTTCATTGCGTGACCGAACAGGAAACTACACCTCGATCACCACTGACCTTGGAGGCGGTGGATTTATCCGCGGTGATTCTGGATGGGAGTTCAAATGTGATAACACAGCAGTGAAAACCGGGGTATTATTAGATACCTCGAAATCTAATTTAATATGTGGCTGGTCGTGTGCATACTTTAAAGGTACGCGCATGTTTTTTGCGAGTTACGATTCTGCAAACCGTTTATATGTCGGCACATTGGGCACTGGACTCCTCTTCGGTGTTGGCGACACACATGAAACGTCAGGGAGTATAAATATTCCCGCAAACGCCATGTTCCATTGGGCTTTATTGATTGATGGTGCCGAGGCCGTATTTTACATAAACAAAATCGAGAAAAAAAGATTCAATTATTCCGGCGGCGCGATCCAGGCACATGACAATTATATTGGTGCTGCTAATGATGCTGGTTCCGGGATTAAGTGGTCGCATCGGGGCGCGATCCGAAATGTCAATATTTATACCGGCGATGAAGCATCAGTTCAACAATTGGAAAATCATTACGCAAAAACAGTAAATTTGAAAGTTGGGAAAATCCCTAACAGAGTTCACTATCGTGAGCCGGTACAATTGGTTAAACCAAATCTAGTTGCTGCATGGAATTTATCTCCAGAGACTCAGCCAATTCAGGATATATCCGGGAACGGAAATAATTCAACATCTGTCAGTATCGGGATATCGAATAAGAGATTTTTAAAAGGTGCCGGCGCCAAATTCAATGGCTTGTCTTCGCGCGAAAGAATATTGATTGATCCGTTACCCGTGCCCTTGTCGTCATTTTCCATTATGTTTGTTGCCAATATTTTTAATGAGGATAGCATCGGTTTATTTGATGTAAATAGGGCGGATGGTATCCGTGTCTACTCGCGATATATAGGCGGGATATTATCATTATCAATCAGGTTGATGAAAACAAACTTGTCTTATGTATCGTATCTATTATGCGACATTGATGAAGAGAAAAAAACAATTCCTTTTGGCATCGACTACGATGCAGATGCGGACGCATTGTATATGTATAAAAACGGTTTGCTTTGTAAAACGATTGGTTCTGTTGGCGGGATCAATTCATTAGATGGCGCTATAAGTATTGGTTATGCGGAGTATTATACGCAATCAAGTAACAATTCGTTACAACATATGCGGGTTTTTAATGAAATTCAAAGCGCTAGCGAGCATGAGAGCTTTGCGCGCGAATACAACCATTTAACAATTTTCCGCTCGGACTTTTCCAACGACCGCGCGGATGGCGCAGCAGGGCCGCCTGAAAAATGGGCAATAACTTCAGGCGCATTCAAGATGACCGAAGATGTTGATGGGAAATACTTGGAATGTACATCTGATGGCGTTGTAAGTTTTCCGTTTATTGATCTTTCAGAAAGTGAAGAAAATGGCTATATTATGACTCTGAGAGGTGACTTATCAAGTGATGAGGGGTTGACTGTTGATTCAGCGGCCAATGTTTCTTTCGCGGATAACACACTCAATTTTACCATGACAGCAGGACAAAAACTTAGAGAAGTTAACATAATTCGACACATATAAAAAAATAACAATATTTTAGAGGAGTGCTTTATGGCGCTGATTGACAAAATTATCAACCTCACGATCTCTCGCGTTACAACGACTTTGGCACGTGCGGGTTTCGGGGTGTTGCTGATCACCGGGAGCTCGGATAAATTCCCTAAAGTTGATTCGGTTACCATCACGTTTGATGCCGAATTGGTTACCGGGAACGAGATCAACTGGATGTATAACAATGTTGCCCAAAGTTCAATAAGTTACAGCAGCTCGAATAATGCTACTATGGGCGCATTGGCTACGGCGATTCAA